TCGACCTGACCACCGAGGCCGGTCGCTCCATGTTCGCCACGCTGATGAACCTGGCGGGGCAGGCCGACAGCTACTACGACATCGTCGAGCAGCGGGCGCAGGCCGTGCAGGCCGCGACGTCCGGTGCGGCGGTCTCGGCGGCCAAGGGGGCGTTGTCCACGCTGTCCAGCGCCATCGGCGCCGAGCAGCAGCGCCTGAGCGACACCTATAACGCCCGGGTCGCCTCGATCAACGACATGCTCGGTACGGCCAACGGCGCCGTAAGCAGCCTGACGGCGGTCGGCAGCAGCCTGGATGCCGCGTTGAAACAGCTGGCCGGCTCGTCCGAGCAGGCCACGGCCCTCCTGCACGAGCAGGCGGTGGCCACCTTGCGAAGCGCTCTGGCCTTCGCCAAGGCCGGCGGCTCCCTGGCCGGTTTCGCCGGCCTGCAGAACGCCCTTGACTCGGCCACCACCATCGGCTCGGGCAACTACTCGACGTTGGAGGATATGCAGCGCGAGCAGGGCCGCACCGCCAACCTGATCGCCCAGCTGCAGGGCGTTAACGGCGCCCAGCTGACCACCGAGCAGCGCCTCCTCGACAGCCTGCAGGGCCAGCTCGACCAGGCCAAGGCCAACTACGACCTGCAGACCTCCGGCCTCGACGCGCAGCTGACCGCGGCCCAGGCGCAGCTCGATGCGCTGCTCGGCATCGACAGCGGCGTGAAGAGCGTGGCGGACGCGCTGAGCCTGTTCGCCGGGTCGATGCAGCAGGCCCAGGCGCTGCAGGCCGCCAATGCCAGCATCACCAGCGTCACCGGCCTGGGCGGGGTGAAACGCCAGGTGGCCAACGACGGCACGATCCTCGACGAGCACGGCGCCTCCATGGGGCTGAAGGTGGTCGGCAACCAGGTGGTCGGTACCCAGAGCTGGAACCAGGACTGGCTGTTCAATATCGGCCAGGACGGCCAGATGAGCTGGGCGGCGGGGCAGCAGGCCAATATCCAGGAGTGGGCGAAGTCGCAGGGCATCCCGGGGTTCGCCGCGGGGGGCGATTTCGGTGGCGGCCTGCGGATGGTCGGCGAGCACGGCCCGGAGCTGGAGGTGACCGGCCCAAGCCGGATCTTCAACGCCCGGCAGACGGCCGACCTGTTAGGCGGTGGCGCGGCAACCGCCCAGGAAATCCGCAACCTGCGCGCCGATATGGGGCAGGTGTTCGATGCCCTGCGCGCCATCGCCAAACACACCATGCAAACCTCGAAATACACCCGGTTCCTGGAGCAATTCGAAGCGGACGGCATGCCGGCAGTGAGGGCCTAATGCAGATCATCAAACCCATCGACATCACCGAGGCGGTGCTGGTCGCCAGCAACGTGCCGGAGGACGACTACCCGCCCTGGAGCTCGTCGACGGCCTACCTGGTCGGCGACCGCTGCCTGCGCAACCGCCGGATCTACGAGGCACTGGTCGCGAACAGCGGCATCGACCCGACCGGCCCCGCCACCAACCCGGCCACCTGGCTGGATCTGGGTATGGACAACCGCTGGCGGATGTTCGACGACAAGGTCGGCACGCAGACCCGCCAGGCCGGCGGCATCGCCGTCGCCCTGCAGCCCAATGCGGTGATCAACGCCCTGGCGCTGTTCAACCTGCAGGGCAGTACGGTGACGGTGACGATGACCGACCCCATCGAGGGCGAGGTCTACCGGCGCACGCTGTCGCTGGTCGATGCCGGCGTGAACAGCTGGTACGACTGGTTCTTCGCGCCGATCGGCCGGCATACCGACCTCGTACTGCTGGACCTGCCGGCCTACGGCACCGCCCAGCTGGGCGTGAGCGTCGACAACGCCGGCGACCCGGCGGCCTGCGGCCATCTGGTCGTCGGCACCCAGGTGGAGCTGGGGGTGGCGCTGTACGGCACCAGCGTCGGCATCACCGACTATTCGCGCAAGGATACCGACGACTTCGGCAATTTCTTCATTGTCGAGCGCGCCTACAGCAAGCGTGCCGAGTTCGACCTGCGCCTCGACACCGCCCGGGTGGCCACCGTGCAGCGCCTGCTGGCCTCGCTCCGCACCCGCCCGGTGGTCTGGATCGGCGAGGCCTCCTACGAGGCCACCCTGGTGTTCGGCTTCTTCAAGGATTTCTCGATTTCAATCTCCGGCCCGTCGATCTCCGATGGGACCCTCACTGTGGAAGGCCTGGTATGACCGTACCGACGATTACCCCACTGCCGCCGGCGCCGTCGCGCAATGACGGTCCTGCCAATTTCACCCCAATGGCCGATGCCCTGATGGCTGCCCAGCCGCGCTTCGTCGACGAGACGAATACAGTCGCCGCCTTCACCCATCAGCGCGCCCTCGATGCCGACAGCCGCGCCAGCGATTCCGCCGCCAGCGCCGCGGCGGCGCAACAGGCGCTCACCGATGCCCGGCTGGCCCGCGATGCCGCGCAGTCGGTCGCCAACTTCAAGGGGCAATGGTCCAGCCTGAGCGGCCCGCTCGCCCTGCCGGCGACGGTCCTGCACCGCCAGCAGATCTGGACGCTGCTGACCGGCCTGGCCAACGTTGCTACCAGCGAGCCCGGCGTGAGCGGCGACTGGCTGGTAATGGGCGGCATCGACGCCAGCCACACCGCCGACTTCACCGCCGCGCGCAACGCCAGCTACTGGCTCGGCGCGTCGCTGACCGTGACGCTACCCGATACGACCACGCCGCCGCCGAAGGGCACGGCCGTCCGGCTGACCAAGGCGCTGGGCGCCGAGCCGACGATCCAGGCCGGCACCGGCAGCGCGGTGATCCAGACCGCCAAGGGCAGTAGCGCGTCGGTCCTGTTCGACCTCGACGCGGAAATCGTTTTCGTCTTCAACGGCACCGATTGGGAGGTTTGACCCATGCCGATCAGTTTGAAAAGCGCCGCCGGTCTTGGCGGCTTCCTGCGTCAGGAGCGCCTGATTCTCGAATCCGGCCAGTTCGTCGCGCCGTTCGATGCGGCGTATCTGGTGACCGCTATCGGCGCCGGTGGCTCCGGGGCGCGGGCCCCCATAGGTAACGGAATGGCCGCCACGGGCGGCGCGGCGGGCGGCCTGGCGCAGAAGCTCGTGCGGCTCAAGAAGGGCGACGTCCTGACGCTGGTGATCGGGGCCGGAGGCCCCGCCCAGGCCACGGTCGGGCAGAACGGCAATGCCGGCGGCACCACCACGGTCACCGGCCCCGGCATTGTCCTGACGGCCAACGGCGGGGAGGGCGGGAAAACCCAGGCGGCCGGTGCCGGTACCGTGGCAGGTGCTAACGGCGGAACGGCCAGCGGCGGCGATCTCAACGTCCCGGGCGGTAATTCCGGTTCTGCAACCGTGGTTGCGGTGCCGGGCTGCTCGGCGGCTACGGGCGGTGGGGCGGTGGGCATTTACGGACTCGGTCATCCCTCGGGGAATGCGTCCAATACGGTTGCCGGGTCAGGGCAAACCTCCTTCTCCGGTGGGGCGGGCGTCGGGGGGAAATCGGGAGACGCCACCGGTACGAACAACAGTGCTTCATCTCGGGGCGGCTCTGCTGTGGCGGCGTCCCCCAGCGCAGTCAATTCGACCAGCACGGCAGCCGCTCCCAGCAACTTGGGAGTCACCGGCTCCGCCGGTCTGCAAGCTCGTCTCCTGGCTCCAGCGGGTGCTTCCGGCTCTTTCCCGGGCGGAGGAACCGACGGAGGCAACGGCTCCGATGCAGGTATCTTTGCGGGCAGCGGGGCTACTAGCAACACCTCCGGTCGCGGTGGCTACGGGGCTGGTTCAGGGGCGGTCTCCGGCGGTAATAGCGTGTCCAGCGGCCCGGCTGGCCAGGGCTGCGTCGTCATCGAGTTCCTACAGGAGATCGCCTAATGGCCCAGTTCGAAATTCTCGACGACGCCGGCCAGGTGGCGAACGTGGTCGTGGCCAGCGTCGAGTTCGTCGACCAGCGGTACCCCGGGCGATACCGTGAGCTGGCGGAGCCCACTCCGACCGTGGACTGGCCGGCCCTCATCGCCGAGCGGCGCTACCGGGCGGAAACCGCAGGCATCGCCATGGATGGCTATCAGGTGGACACCTCCCGCGACAGTCAGTCGCTGATCACCGGGGCGGCCCTGCAGGCGACCCTCGACGCGGCCTATACCTGCCGCTGGAAGACCCAGGCCGGATTCGTCGACCTGAGCGCGACGCAGATCCTCGCCCTGGCTACTGCCGTGCGCGCCCATGTGCAGGCCTGTTTCGACCGCGAGGCCGTCCTGCTGGGCGAGGTGGCGGCCGGCACCTTCACCGCCGATCAGCTTGAGCAGGGGTGGCCCTGATGGAACGATTCCCCCATCCGCTGCAGGTCGAACTGCGGCACGGCAAAACCTGGCGCCTTCTGGCGCCCTTTTCGTATCGGGGCATCGAGGCGCCGCTCGGCTTCGAGACCGATTTCGCCAGCACCAAGGCGGTCCGGCGCGTGGCCGTCGTCGGCTTGGGCCTCTCGCTGGCCCTGAGCCTGTTGCCGTGGGACTGGCTGGCCTATGCCGCCTACGCGGTCGGGTTCGCCTGCCTGTTTCTCTACGCCATGGTCAACGGCTACGGCGATGCCGCCGCCACCCTCCACGACTGGCTCTACACCACCGGGCAACTGCCGCGCCGGGCGGCCGACCGGCTGTTCCGCCTGGCGCTGATCGATTCCGGCGTCGCCCCCTGGCGGGCCTGGATCATGTGGGCCGGCGTCCGGCTCGGCGGGCGAGGGCGCTACTGCGCGAAGTCGTGAGCCATCCGCAACCCGCCTCGGCGGGTCTTTTTTTGTCCGAAACCCGGCCCTGTGCCGGGTTATTCGTTTCTGGAGATCCCATGACCCTTTCCGAGATCCGCGCTACCGCCATCAAGCCAGCGCTCGCGCTGCTGCCTGCGCGCATGACCAGCCCCCAAGCGGAAATCCAGTTGCTCGCCATCGGCCTGCAGGAGTCGGGTTTCGCCGCCCGTCATCAGCTCGGCGGGCCCGCCCACGGCTTCTGGCAGTTCGAGCAGGGCGGCGTGCGCGGGGTGCTACAGCATCCGCAGAGCCGGGCCCAGGCCATGGCCGTCTGCGTAGCTCGAGGCGTCGAGGCGGACGCAGCATCCGTCCATGCCGCGCTCGAGCATGACGACATCCTCGCCGCGGCATTCGCCCGGCTGCTGTTCTGGATTGATCCGTCCCCGCTGCCGGCAGTAGGGGACGCAGGCCGGGCCTGGGATCTGTACCTGCGCACCTGGCGGCCGGGCCGGCCACGGCGCGATAGCTGGGATGCCTTCTATGCCCGGGCGGTTGGCGAGGTCTCGCCATGAGCCTGACCGATCTGATCCCTGTGCAATACCGGCTGCTGGCCGCCGGCGGCATCGCCCTGGTCCTGCTGCTGGCAGGCGCTGCGGCAGGCTGGGCCGTCAACGGCTGGCGCCTCGGCGAGCAGATCGCCGCCATCCAGCAGCGTCATGCCGAGCAGCTCGCCGCGGATACCCAGGTGGCCAATGCCGCCTTCCGCGAGCAGCAGCAGGCCCGCCAGCAGCTCGAAAACAAACTCTCACTGCTCGACCAGCAGCGCTATGGAGAACTGCAGAATGCCCAAGCCAATACTGATCGCCTGTCTGCTGATCTCGCTGATGCTCGCCAGCGGATGCGCGTCACCATTACCGCCAGCAGCTGCCAGCAACTGTCCGGAGCAGGAAAAGCCGCCGGCGCCGACCGCGTGGATGATGGAGCCGTCACCGCCGACATTCAGCCAGCGACTGCAGCAGATCTTGCCCGTCTCGCCGGAGACGCAGACGCCTGCGCAGTGAAACTGACCGCGCTCCAGGGATGGGCACGGGAGATTACGAAGGGGGATTGAGATTGCCCGGACGGGCGAAGATGGAGTGCTAGAAATACGAATTGCGGACCAAGTTCAGAATTGCGGACCAGACTATATTTTGCCTGATTCGCTGTAACCCGCGTAATTACTGGTGCCCGGAGCCGGGATCGAACCGGCACGCTGTTGCCAGCGAGGGATTTTAAGTCCGGTGATAAATCCAGCATTTATGCGTGTTGCAGTGCATTTTTCGGTCCGCAATCCGCTCAAAAAAGGTGCTTTCTAGCCCAGTGTTTTCAAGGGGTCGAAATTAATTGCGGACCAGGAATTTGGCTGGTTCTTGACGGGGATCACCGGGTCGGCGTGACCTTTTTACCCTTCCGATCCCTGATGTATTGCTGGGTCATCACCACGGTCGTGTGGCCTAGCTGGTCGCGCGCCTGGAGAATGTCTCCGCTCGATTCTGCCTTGTCGGTTCCGGCCTTGGCCCGCAGGTCCCGCATCTGGAATGCAGACTTATCGATCCCTGCTTCCGCTCGAGCGGCATCGAACCTTGATCTCAGCTTGGCATAGGTCATCGGCGAGCCATCCTCGCAGACGATCAGTCGTGTCGATCGGATCTTGTGCCCCGCCTTCCTTGCCATGATCCTTTCGATCAGGCCCTTCAACTCTCCCGCTATCTCGATCCTTCTCTTGGCTTTGGTCTTCTGCTGGGTGATCCAGATATGCCCATCTCTGATATCTCGTTCATCCATCCTGAGAGTGTCACCTACCCGCTGGCCAGTGAGATAGGCGAGGTCCATCGCATCCCGCAGCCCAACATCAGCCTTATCGTGCACGGCTTGGTACACCGCATCCTCGATGTACGCGTCGCGCCCGGTCTCCTTGTTTCCTTTGATCCCTGCGCATGGATTGGCCAGCGCTGTGTAGCCGCACTGCCTGGCAAAGTTCCAGATGGCTGAGAGGAGGGCCTTTTCCCGGTTGGCGCGTACTGGGGCAGATTTTCTCCAGCGCAGATACTGGTGGACGTGCTGCGGCTGGATGGCCTCAAGCGGTGCCGGCGGATCATTGAAGAATGCCAGCAGCTGTTTCAGCTCTCGGGCGTTGTCCTTCTGCGTCGTCGGCGATTTGCTTGGGACCACCTCGACCAGATAGCGCTCGGCGACATAGCCGAAAGTGATGACCTCGCGCTTGATGGCATCGGCCGTTCTGTCGCGCTCGAGCTCGGCGTACTTCATGATGGCCAGGCCATAATCGGAGCCGAGCGGTATCTCCTTGCGCGGTTTTCCGCCAGCGTCATAGTAGTAAAACGTCTTCCCGCTCGACTTCTTGCGCTCTCTGAACCGGGCAATAGATCCCGGCTTGCTTGGTTTTCGTCCCATGTTAGCTGGCCTTTCTTGGGGACCATACCGGCTTCTCGACCGGTTCCGGGATTCCGCCGATTACAGCAGAGGCAATTACCGCTGGCCAGCCGCTGGCTTTGATGGTGTGGCGAATGCCATTGCTGCGGAGGTTCTGTATTTGGCCCGCCTTTGTCCTGGCCCCGGTTAGCTGAACGATCTCCCCATGGGTGAGGAATATGATGGGTTCCATAGGCAAAACTTCTCCTGCCCCGGCGCCGGCCGGGGAGTGGTACTGGTGGGGTTGTGGCTAGTCGCTGCTCGAGCAACTGCTGGAGCTATCGTTGCTTGAGTAGCTGCTGTCGCTCGAACTGCAGCTGCTGCTGGATCCCCAGCTGCTGCGGTGGCTGTCGTCGCAATGGCTGGTTTCCAGATCGTGCGTCCGGCAGGAGCTGCTGGGCGTGTTGATCGGATTGAGCGGGCTTAGCGGATGCAGCGGGTTTGTCAGGATGTCATCCTGGCGCACTGTAGAACTGGGTGAGGTACTGCGAGAGGCTGCAGGCATCGCATTGCGCCGGCGTGCTTCTCGCCTGATGGCGGTTACCTCGGGAGGCTTCGGCTTGTCGCATTCGGCTGCTTGCTTCTTGCGTCCGAACAGGGAGGAGAACAGTTTTTTGAGCATAGAAACTCCATTCCCCGGGATAGCCGGGGAGCGTGATGGGGCAGGGGTTAGGGTTGAATCCGCTTGAACTCTATGCGCCAGACCCAGGGGTTTGTGTCCCAGTCGCCGCCGGTTGAGATCCATAGGTCGCGGAACGCTGGTTGCGGGTACTTGTGAGCGACTCCGCCTTCGTCTGTGGCGAACCACATGCGATGGTCGCGGTGAATACCCTCCGCCACGGCCTGCTCATAGGTAATGTCCTGCAGCCGCTCAACCCAAACGTCTGTCACTTCCAGCAGTAGGCGGCACGCGGGGCGGGGCATATGAATGCTCGGCTTCCACTTCAATCCGAAGTCCTTGCGAGCCTCATCTGAGCTTGAGCCTGGCTTGATATCTGCGCCATAGACGTAGCGCTGCAGCGGGCTCGCCGGATCTTGGCGATGCTCCACGCCGGTTCCGCGCAGATCCATGAATGTCTCCCGCACCCACAGCCGATCGCCAGGCATGCCATACGGACAGCACGTCGCCAGACTGTGGCCAGTAACTGGTCTGATGCTCTGGCATCCAACCGACCATGCAGCGCCTCCAAGCTCCCAGAACTTTCCTTTGAGTACTGGCTGAACCTTCAAGGCACGCCGGGTCACGGTCTTCCGACCGCCGAGAATGGCGCGGACCATCGGCCCGCTGAATAGGATCGGGCGCTCCTTTATTTCAGGCATAGAAACTCCTCGCCACCCATGCCGGGAAGCGGTGTGAATGGGGTGGTTTTGAGGGGGATCGCTACGAGCTGTAGTGGAAGTTGAAGAAGTAGCCCGCATTGAGTGGAATCCAGATCTCGCCAGCATAGTCGTCGCCGCTATAGCCGCCGCTGACGTACTCGAGGAGATAATGCGGGCCGAAGTGGTAGTCGTAGTCGTCAACCCGTTCGCCGCCATGGGTACGGGTAACGGCAAAGCTGTGATAGCGCCCGGATTCGCCCACGAACTCCAGGATGTCCCGGTAGACCTTGGGACGGACCAGGCCGCGCACACGGGCGAGGATAGTCTGCTCTAGCCAGCGCTGATTACGGTATTCCCGCGCCCAGCGTTCGGCGTTATCGGCTGGCCAGCCGGAAGTGTTCTTTTCCTGGTTTCGGACTTCAAGGGCGCGCAGTTTGGCCTGCCGGCGCTCGCGCTTGGCCCGGGCTTTCGCCAGAGCTCGTTCAGCAAGCGGGGTCAGGCCTTGTGCCCGTATGGCAGGAACGGTGCAGACCTGATAGAACAGGTGGTTGTAGCGGCGGCCGAAGCTGCCCAGGCCAGCGCCGAAGGCGGCACCGATCACCAGGATGCGGCGCAGTGAGGAAGTCATAGGGAGTTCCTTGAAAAGTCGCAGATGGCCAGCAACAGGCCGGGCATCGGAATGAATGCGGTAGGTGGGTTAGGGGAGTAGTTCGGCGGGGACGGCTACGGTTTCGCCGAGCTTGGCTGCGACGATGGCGCGGCAGGCAGCGATGAGCACGCTGCTTGCTGTGTATCCGACGCGCATCCCGGATTGCAGGAAGCTGGCAGATCTCTCTGAAATTCTCAGTTCCATTCCTATGCTCTTGCCGCGCTCAGCTATCAGCGGGCCGCCACGGCTCCAATCGCTTGACCAGCGGTGTAAGAAGAATCCGGCGGGAACTGCGCCACGCTGAGGGAACTTGAAGTCGTGGCTGATATCCGGCGGGGCCAGAACTTCACCGCCATTCTGGCCGTCAATGTCGTTGGGAACGCGAGCCATTGTCCACTCGAGTGCCTTCGCCACCGCCCAATCCAGCGCAGCTCCTTCCAGCTCTGCCGTCTTCACCTCGATCAGTTGGTTCATGACTTATCCCTCTTACCTCGCTTACGGCTTGCGACAACGAGCTGCTTGCTGGCTTGTGCTACACCGCCAGCAACGTCTTCGGGGAGGATTGCCTCATGGCAGTGAGGGCAAAGCGGCGCCATCGTCTTACTGCGCCATGCCTCGTCTAGAATTTTCACTGCTCGGCTTCTCGCCTGGAATTTCTCGGCCTCCCTCGCCTCCCGCAGGAGGCGGTTCAGCTTATTCGCTCCCGCGTTGAACACCTCACACAACCCAACGAAGGCGTCGAACGGCTCGACCTCAGATTCGCAGTCGCTGCACCAGATACGCCGCTCTTTGTCGTCGTAGACCAGCTTCTTGTGCCTGCAGGATGATGATGGGCGCCGCGTCATACCGCGCGCGACGCGCAGGTCTTCTATCTGGACAACCTTGAGACCGTAGGTGTAGTCCTGCGGGATGATGGGGGCATCGCTCATTTCCCACCTCCGGCCAACTGCCTGTCGAAGCATGGAAGCGCGCCGGCCAGCTCGCGTACCTTCTGCATGTCCTCTTCCGGGTAGCCCCATATGTTGCTGACGTCCCACTCGCGTTGCGGTCCCAGCAGCCAGGTCGATATCGGGATTCCCGTGCTCACATAGTCGCGGAATCTCTCGACCAGATGGCGCAGCGTCCCTCCGTGGGTGAAGCCGTACCACTCGTTCCCGAGCCCGGCCTTGTGGGTGTAGATCCGCTTCCCCGAGTAGTCGTCTATCCACCAGATGCGCCCGCGGTAGTCCACCTCGATACTCGCATAGCGGTCCTGGCTATCGGAGTAGAAGAACCGGCGCCCATGGTCGGCGATGATGCGGATTGCCTGGTTCACGGTCCCGGCGCGTAACAGCTTCTTGGCGTACTGGCTCATACAACCTCCTTGTCCAGCAGGGCGCGCAGTTCGTCGAAGGTGTCCCAGGCGTACTCGCCGATCTCTTCTAGGTGCCTGGAAAGCAGCTCTCGCGGCACTGGCACGGCGTCCGGCTGCTCGACGGCGGGCGGCGCTGTCGGAATTTGCAGTTTCTCCAGCAGAGCCATGGCCTGTTCTAGCGTGAGCACGTCATCGCTGAAGGCCGTCCATTTGTGCCTGCGAAGGTTCCAGACCTCCCGATATCCGGAGGGGTGATTCCGGGCGATTGCGTAGTGTCCCTTCACCCCGTCTGCTCGGTCAGCAAGGTACGGGAGCCACGCCACCGGCTCCTGCGCTGCCGGCTGCTCGTCGGCGGGCTGGGCGGCGGCGGGCACGGCCGGCGATTGCTTCGGCTGCCAGGTGCCAGCGCACGCCGGGCAGATTTCACTGTGCCCGACGATGCCGGAGTCTTGGCAGGTTCTGCACTTAGGCTGCTCGGTAGCCTTGAGCGTCGTATTCGGATCGCCCTCGAAGATCGGCAGGATCTCGTGATGGGCCTGCCAGTTGAGCGCCTGGTCGCGGTCGGTCGTCTCCAGCAGGAAGTCGGCCGTTCTCCATCCTATCAGCCGCTTCATACAGCCTCCTTGCCAAGCAGGGCGCGCAGCTCTACGCGGGCCTTTATGCGGGCCTCAGGGTCTTTGGACTTCCAGATAAACCCGTAGATTCGCTCGGCCAGCTCCCTCGGCATTGGCACGGTCTCCGAGTCGAGCCCGTGGAAGTTCCACGCATCGGACGCCCCTTCTTCCGTGTCGCTGGTCGGGCCGCTGGCGCCGCACTCGCTGCACTCAACGAAAACAGACGCTACCCCATTGGAGTTGAAAAACACACGGCTCCCGTCCGACTCGTGGAACGGGCAGCCTTTTAGCTTGATGCTCATACGCTCTCCTTGCCCAGCAGTGCCGCTAGGCAGTCGTTCCATCCAGCACGATATCCGCTGGCTTGATTGCGGAAGTCATCCGGAACGCGGTCATCAGCTTGAAGCTCGCGGGGGACTGGAGCGATATCCGGATGCTCGGCGGCGGGCGGTATAGCTCCGGGCGTAGCAGGCAGGGGCATCCAGTGCGACGGCCTCCAGCTGGCCCCCTTAACGAACCAAGGGCCGCGGATCGGATCGTTAAGCAGCGACCTATCAAGGGCGCCTACCGAGTAACGCCAGTCCCCAGACCTTCCGCCAAACTCGGAGCATACGAGAACAAGCTGCTCGATCTCTGGCATCCGCTCGCTCACCGGAATCCACTGGCACGACGCTTTCGGCTGCTCAGCGGTGGGCGGGGAGGCGTACAGGTCTCGCGTCGGAATCCCTGCTGCCTCGGTATTGGCGCGGTGATCGGGGATATTGTCGTACCCATTCCACCAGCGACCATCCTGGAAGAACTGCCATGCCATCGGCTCCTGCGCTGCCGGTGCCGGTGCGGAGGGAGCAGCAGCGATCAGCGCATACGCCTCCCGGTCCGTGTCAGCCTCTGCTATCTGTAGTCTGTTGTGCTCCTCGGCGTACCATTTGGCCTTGGAGTATGAGCGCAGCGCATCCCCCACAAGAACGCCGGTCTTCTGCCATTCGATGAGTTCTTTGCACCGCTCGCGCAGGCCTTCCGGCACGGCAACCGGTCCTGGATGCTGGGAGAGGGCGGCTTGCCATGCATCCTTAAGAGCGCACTCGAATGCATCGACGCATCCCATGCGTGCAGCCTCTATCCACTTTTCTGCAATGGCCTTCAGCTGTTCATCGCGTATCTTGTCACTCACGTTCTTTCTCCTTCGCCGGCTTGATCGGCCGGCAGATCAGGCATTTGCATTGGCCGATCCGGAGCATGGTCCGGCGGCAATAGGTGGGGCGGTTCATTCGCTGTCGCGCTCAACTGGCACCGGTTGGATAAGGGAGGTATGGTTTTCTGTAGGCATAGTGGCTCCTCGCCATTGGCGTGGATTCGGGGTATTAATGGGGAGGCCGGCGTGGGGCCGGATTAGGGAGGATCAGATGAAGGTAGAAAAACTTCCGGGATGCCCTGAAGTGTTCGATTTAATGGGCGAATCGGTCCGATTCGAGTACTACGTAGGCGATGTAAATGTCACCGTCAGAGCAGTGGCATGGAAACAAGAAGCTGGCCAAGGTGGCGGGGTGTCGGAATCAAGCATTGCTGATCTTCGCGGAAAGTGGTCCTCTCGCGCAGAGGCTGAAGATGCAATCATGAAGGCGGCAAAGATCGCACTATCTGCTCGCTGATGGCATGAGTCCTGGCCGCGTTCATGCGAATAGGTCCTTCTGGGCAGCCCTGCACTCAGCATCGCCATGCGGCAGGGCCAGCCTGTTCAAGCGCTCTTGCCATTCACTGAGCGATGCTTCGGTCAGTACGAAGGACCTATGGCATTCAGGCTGAAGAGGGCAGGCGTTGCAGCTGGAGCGCGATTTGAAGTTGTAGTGCTGCGCGCAGATGGCCTGCGCAGCTTCGGAGAGCTCGGTCATGCAACGTCCTTCCATTCCGTACTCGGCGCCTTTCGCTTCCCCTTGGCCTCCGGCTGCTCGATCTTCACCCGTGCTCGGATCTTGAGATCCCGCGCCTTTCCCGACTTGCGCAGCAGTGCGATGAACTGCTCGGCGAACTGGGGGGCGTCGAACAGGGCGCTGAGCTGAGCCACCCGGGCGCCCGCCATTACCTGCTCGACGCGGCGCTCGACAGCCTCTAGCCATTGAGCTTCGGTCAGCTGGGTCTTTCCGACGTTCGTCGGCGTCTTCTTGCGAGCTTCTTCGCGGGCGAAGTGCTCCGTCATTCCAAATACTGCGAAGGTGCTCATGGTTTTCTCCAAGCAAAGCGCCGCCATGCAGCGCGTGCCGCAGTAGCGGAATATGTGGATTCAGGATTCGGCCCGGTCGAGCCTTGAGGCCTCGGCAGCTCCGGCCAGATAGAGCGCGTGCGCCACGTTTTCGGAAATGCGTATTTCGTGGCGCGGAATGGAGAGCATGGGCGCCGAGCCTTCCGGTCCAGCGGCGTGAGCCGTAGCAATCAGCGACTCGACCACTAGGCTGATGCTCTGCGGATCTCCACCCGCCAGCGCTTCGAGCTTGGCGATCAGGCCGGGCCGAGCGCGGTGCCTGAGCATCTCCACGCTAGCAGCAGGTGGCAGCAACTGCACGCTGTCGGCGTTCAGAGCGAGCAGCTGAATCGCTTCAGCCTGCTCCTCGATGCTGTTCCAGGCCATCAGGTCAGCCAGCATGGCGCGGATTCCTGGGCGCACGCGGTGGCGAAGCTCTACCTCACCGACTGCCTTGCGCTTGGCGGCGGTCTTAGCTGACCGCTCGGGCTGGGTCATGGCTGTCATGCGAATCCATCCGTGCGCGCATCCCAGTAACCAGCGAACCAGGCGCAGCGCCTCCCGAGCTGCCAGATTGGAAAGGGGCACGGCTCTCCGTCTGCGGCGAGCGCGCCCAGCTTGTACTCAGCGGCGTAGACCAGCTCCGATGAGTCGGCTGCTGCGGGCCTCATATCCCCGCCTCCAGCATCCTCCAGGCAAATGCCGCCAGATCCTCCTGGCTGCTCGGCGACCTGGGGCGCCGCGGTGGTTTCCGCCGATCCTGCTGGGCGGCGGCGGGAGCCACGCTGAACGGGATGGGTTCGTATCGGCTTGGGCTCGCGCCGCACTGCTGAACCTGCCCGCCGGCGGCGATGAATTCGGCGGTCATCTGGTCGATTCGCGCCCGCAGCGGTTCGCCGCGGGCAATACCTGCGTTGTCGATGAGCATGGGGATACTCCGAGGGGCGCAGGGAGCGCGCCCTGGATAAATTTAGATCCCGGCGAGGTAGGGCAGGGGAATAAACGGAATATCGTCATCGAACGAATCGGCATCCGGCCCCGACGCGCCCTGCTGGCTCTGCTGTGTGCGCTGCGCTGGCTGGCGGGCGGGCTGTTGGCGCTGCTCGCTCTGGCCGTCACTCTTTCCACCGAGCATCTGCATCTGGCCATCAACACCGACCAGAATCTCCGTGGTGTAGCGATCCTGCCCGTCCTGCCCCTGCCACTTGCGCGTGCGAAGCTTGCCCTCGATGTAAAGCTGTTGGCCCTTGGTGACGTACTGCCCGACGATCTCCGCCAGCTTCCCGCTGAACACTACGCGGTGCCATTCGGTGCGCTCCTGCAGCTGACCGGTCTGCTTGTCCTTCCAGCTTTCCGAGGTGGCCAGGGTGATGTTGGCGAAAGCAGTGCCGTTTGGCGCATAGCGAACTTCGGGATCACCGCCGACGTTGCCCACCAGAATGACTTTGTTGACGCCGCGGCTCATGCGGGCTGCTCCTGTGTCGTGAATGCTGCTTTGCGTTTCTCGTAGTCGGTCTTTACCTGCGCCTGCAGGTCGGGCTCGCTGGCCAGTTCGCGCCAGGCGGCGCCGAAAGCCGACTTGAGGTCTTCCAGGTTGTCTGCCTGCTCAAGCGTAGCGATGAAGTCGACCATCATGCTTTTGGCGCGCTCACGCTGATTGGTGCCGCAGTTGAGCCAGTCGAGCAGCTTTCGTCCGGTTTCCTCGGTGATCAGCTCGGGGTTCTCGAATAGCCGGGTTCGGTCCTTGCTGGCCACCGCATAGTGGCCGTCGTGGGTAATGTCGAGCACGACTGTAAATTCATAGTCTGTGCCGTCCCGCTGTTCGCTTTTGAGGCCGAGCTTGACGATCTTCTTGCCCTCTCCCTGGACGGTTTCCGTCTTGCTGCGCATGGTGCAGATGATGTGCAGCGGGCTGGTCAGGATCTTGTCGGTCAGTTTGCGGTGGCGCGGGGTTGTCTCGCTCCAGGCTGACCATGTGTTCCCCTTGAAGCGCGCCTTTGCCGTCTCGTCGTTTATCTCCAGGCAGCCTCCTGGCCCTGTCCACTCATGCGAGTAGCTGTCGATAATCAGGACTTGGTATCCGGCCTGTTCGGCGGCCTTGATCGCCTCGATATAGCGCTCCGGAGTGTATGGCGCGTGAAGCTCCATTACGTCGAAGTCGGCAATATGGGCATATAGCGAGGCGCTGCCATGCTCTGTGTCGATGACGGCTATATTGCCGCCGAGCCCTTTGGCCATCTGTAGGGCGGAGTAGGTCTTTCCGGATCCGGAAGGTCCAGCAAGTGCGAGCCGTAGCCTTGCCTGCTTGCGTTCAGCCTTCTTGAACATGAGTGTTACCTCGGGTGGTTATCGAATTCCCGCTCGATGCGGGCCGCTGCTTCTTCGTACTGCCGCCTGGCATCGCCCTGGAATCTCTCCGGCCAGAACTCTCCGAGCGTCATCCAGTCGAGCTGAGCCGCAACAGCAGGAGATACCTGTGCTGGTTGCGTATGCATGAGGGGATTTCCGTTAGTAATTGATCTGGATGTTGGGAATCTTGCGCTGGGCAATCAGGGTTACGGCCTTCTTGGCGCACTCTTCGGTCATTCCGTTAGCGATGAATGATTCCAGCGCTGCTCGGTTGATAGCGGCTTTGTGTGCCTTGTCAGCCTCGCGGGTAGCTGCCTCCCTCTCTACATGGGCTCGCTCGTCGGCCTGGCGCTGAATCTCAGCCTGGCGCGCAGCTTCGGCCGCATCAGCGGCACGCTGTTCTGCGGCGATTCGCTCTTGCTCGGCGCGCTGCTCGGCGGCGACGCGGTTCGCTTCAGCCTGGGCCGCCGCACGCTCTGCCTGCTCGGCCTGCAGCTTCAGTTCCAGTTCCCGGCGCTCGGCGGCGGCCTTGGCTTCCTGCTCGCGGCGAATGGCTGCCTCGCGTTCTGCTTGAGCGCGCTGCTCTGCTTCACGCTGGGCGCGCTCAGCAGCTTCCCGGGCAATGCGTTCCTCGCGCTCTTTTTGCTCGCGCTCGGATTTCTCGGCATTGAAGCGGGCGATCTCGGCAAGCTGCTCCTCGTGAGCGATGCGGCGCGCAAGCTGCTCACGCAGTGCGGTCACGGCCTTATCTTTTCCGCGCGCAGCATCGGCCTCGAACTCGTCAAGCGCCTTGTTGATTTCGAACGCCTCAACCTCGTTCAGCTGAAACTGCAGCTGCTCGGCGGTCAGGTCCGTGCGCTGGTCAACAAAGCTGTCCAGCCATTCGAGCGTTTCCTTGTGACCGGCAACCCTAGACGCTTCGGCTTCTTCCCAATCGGTCAGTGGCTTTCGCACCTCATCCTTCCATGCATCCAGCGTGTCACGTACCCGCTTGCGCTCAGCATCGATCTTCTTCGGGATCTCCTTCAGCTCGGCGACCAACTCCTTGCCGACGTTGTCCAGGGCAGTTTTAGAGCGGGCGACCTTGTGCGCGATGGATGCAATGGCCTCGCGCCCCTTGCGGGTGGAGACGTCCGGCACGAACGAATCAATCTCGGCACGAATCCGCTGCAGGTACGGATCAAGGCCGTTTTCAGCCTGGAACACCTGCAGGGCGGTCTCTTTGGGTGGTACAAGCGCAATTTCGGTTGCTGCGGTCATAGGATCTCCAGGCGCGCCAACTCCTACGGCAGCGCGCATGCGGTGAAATGGGAGGGGTTACTGAGCGATCCAGCAGGCCGCGCAGAGCGCAGTCCAGAGGACAAGGACGGTGGAAACGCTGCGCCAGATGGCGCGGCGGATGGTCGCTTGGTGCTTGGTCATGGCCGCACTTCGGCATACCAGATGCCGCCGACGCGCACAGGCTGGCGGGCGAAGTCGGCTAGGGTGCGCAGGCCACGGCGCTTTGCCTTGGCGATCAACAGGGCGAAACTGCGGTGCTGGATCATTTCTCTAGCCTCCCTTCCAACGGCTTGACCCGAGTGGAATACGCTTCGGACTGCCGCTTCCGGAATTCGCTGACCTGTTCGAACGACAGCGAGCCAAATGCCAGGGCGGCATTGAGCATCCCGTACAGGCGCCAGTAATGGGCATGCATGGATGTTAGGTTGTGCGCTTCGGCAATGCCGAGCAGCTCCGTTTCGATACCGTGCAGGCCGCGCTCCATGGGCGTTCCCTCGAACGCGACTCGCTCTGCTTCTTGCTGACGAGCGGCCAGCACTTCGATTCGCTCCCGCTTGGCTGCGGCGGCCTTCTGCTCGCGCTCCCGGGTGATCCGGGCGGCCCGGGAAATACCGGCAGGCGATGAAGGCTTCGGCTGCCAGCGCTCGCTGTTTCGCGCCGTGTAGGGCGCATGCAATTCGGTGCTCATGTCGATTACCTCGCTGTTTGCGCACACATCAGGCAGCCGTCTCCGCTCATTGCGGGACCAAGCGCATGAGTGGGGAGGAAACGGCTGTCTGGATGGGTGCGGAGGGGAAGGGGTGATGCAGATGGCCAGCGCCACTGTCTCTGGCTCAAGGTGGCGCGCCGTTTTTCATAGCAGCCATGAACCCAATCACGGCCTAGGAGGTCTACCCACCCGGTTGTTTCCATTCGCCGCGCATCAGCCTGCGCATTCATCTGCATCGGAAGTAGTGCGGCCTACTGAGGTCGGCGTGTTTGCCGCACGTTGCCCCGACTTTGCTTCGCGGCCATATTTTTCCACTTAGGCCCCGCACTACTTCCGATGCATCCTCTTCGAGGAAATGGCCCGTTACGCGGGCCAGTCGGCAGGCTCAGCAAGCTGGGAGGGCAAAGCTGATGGCAGTCTTACCGCCTGCTGCCGGTGTTTTTGACTCCAGGGCACTTCCGGCTAATCCCCGTCCAGATATCCGCCTAGGCGGCCCGCTTGCCCGGGATATGTCACTTGTTCTCTCCTTATCGTGCGGCGAGCATAGCGTCTGCCATCTGGTATGCTTCTTCCGCAATATCAGATCCTTTCCTTCCGCTAGTGCTTGGATCTGCGCACATTCCCTGCATTGCCTTCGCCGCGAAGTAATCGCGCAGGGTCATGCCTTCGCTGCCCCAGCCGTTTACAAGCCGGCCGTCATGCTCGCTAGTTTGGCCGAACGGAAACGCCGGCCCACCGTTGTCTTTGTCGCTCATCTATCGAGTCTCCAGTCAGATTTCCCCTGATGCGCCCCTCGTGAGGCGCACCGGGAAATCGGCTGTTTCGGCCTGGATCAGGCCGCCTGTAGCTTGCTCGGGCGGACTTTCAGGATCACGCCGTCAACATCGACTTGCGCGTACAGGCCCTGGCCGCGGCCCGGACCGAGATTTACCTCGCCAACGTACTTGCCGGATTTCACCTGGCCGCGTGGGTTGGCGAACTTCACCGGCTGGCCTTTCTTGAACTCGCTCATTGGTACTCCTGATGGGTGGTTGTTTTCCCAATGCCGCCTCATCGAAGCGGCATCAGGAAACGCTCGGCCGTTGTCTTGCCCCGGTTATCCCGCTGCTGATTGCAGGCATTCCGGATGATCTTGGATGGCCTCGGAGCTTCCTGTTCACCTGGCTTGATCAGCGTTGCCGGGTGGTCGTCGGTACGAGTTGAAACGCGCTTCCCTACAGCTCCTGTCTGGCCCGGTTGAGTGGGGCAGGTCTGCGCGAGTTGCCGGCCCGTCTGCCGGCTGGCCTTGCTACTTCATGGGCTGGTTCCTCCTGTGGTTTTGGTTTATCTGGCATCCCCTGATATCCGCCCAGGGATCAAGGCGGGGCGCATTGCTTGCCGGGTCATTCGCACGGTTCAGCGTTTCACTTCGATTAGCCGTCGAGGGTGCTCCTCGCGTTGGCAGGCTTTCAGGCCTGTCTGATCGCCGGTCGCCGGCAGAGGCAATGCGGTCTGTTGGTTTCTTGCGCTGATTGTTAAAGAGCGGGGCCTTTTGAGGGCCTGACGGTGTTGGTCGTCGATGGGCGAATTTAAGCAAACTGAAATTCCCAGGTCAAGCATGCTGCAATAATATTTTCAGCATGCTGAAATTGGTTGGCGTAAAAAAGCCCCGGCTAGCGGGGCTCTCTTGGGATGAGCGGGTCCTGGGTTAGCGGAAGACCGACCTGGGCATCTTGGCGTCTACGACCGTTCCAGTGATCTCCCATTCTCCGTTCAGCTCGATGATTGGGAAGGACTTGTTGAGCGGCTGAAGGTAGGCGCGACCAGCGTCGCGAAAGAATTGCTTGAATGTAGACTCGTGAGTTGGTCCGTCAATCAGCTTGGCTACGCAGAACTGGCCGTTCTCTGGCATCACGCCGGGCGCCACCAGGATCAGCGTCCCCTCTGGGAAGGTCGGCAGGCCAGATGCCGATGTCATCGACGGACCGGTCACGCTCAGCCAGAAACCATTTTCACCCGCCCATGCATCCGACGCATGAATGCGGATTTCATCACTACATAGCACCTGCTGTAACGCCTCGACTGGCATCCCGGCCTGCACCCATGAGATCTCGGGATATGGAAATGAGCGAGTCGGCTGGATCGCCTCTGCGACGTTGATATCCCTATCTTTTTCCGGACCCACTCCTAGCGCCAGCCATTTGGCACTAAACCCAGTGACGCTTGCAAGCGCGAACAGGTTCTCAGGTTTCAGGCTCTTCGACTCGCCCTTGATCCATTGCGTAATGGCAGAAGGCGCAACACCGCAGTAAGCGGCGATTTCGATTTTCTTTTTGCCGCTGGCCTGGATGGCCTTGGCAATTCGCTCATGAGTTTGCATGCCTGCACTTTAAGTAAACTGCATTTAAGTATGTATTGCCGCTGCCGTTTCGTTGACGCTCTTTATTTCAGCATGCTTAAATTGGCATATCGTGATGCGAGGTTGCGAAATGACCATCGATGAGGCTGTCGCCCATTTCGGCAGCAAGACCAAGCTGGCCAAGGCCCTGGGCATAAACCCATCAGCCGTAACCATGTGGGGCGAGACGATCCCAGAGGTTCGCCAGTACCAGATTCAGGTTTTTTCGAAAGGCAAGTTGAAAGCCGATCGCAAAGAAGCCGCTTAACCACATTTGCTTTGCAAGGACCCGATTAACCATGAGCTACGAGATCAGAAACCACCTGAAAGACCACGTGACCAAGGTTCGGCTCGACGAAGAGACCGACGAACTCCTGCAGTGCCTGGCCCGGTTCCATCGCACGCAGAAAGCGGTTCTGGCTCGCGAGCTTCTGGAATCGAGCCTTCGCGAAATGCTGGCCAACCTCGGGACAGATGGTACTGCCGATGTGAATGCGGCCTGAAGGCCCTGGGGAGGGCCTGTGGCTGAAATCGAAATTGGGCTGGATAGCCAGCTTCATGAGTTGCTGCAGGAAGTGGCAAGGAAAAAGGGGATGGACCCCGAGGAACTCGGCGGGAAATTGGTCAGGGAGAAGCTAAGGGAAAGGACCATGCCCCCGGTTAGTCCGGGGAAGGTCACTCCATTCAGGAGAGGCCCTACAAAGGACCTAAAGCGCATCCGGGGCCCTGATTAGGCCTAAAGCAGAAACAAAAAAGCCACCGTGCAGGGTGGCTTCTTCATAGCAGCGCAAAGCGCCACAGATAACGGGAAAGAGTATGACCAACGTAGTCCCAATTGGCAACACATCAGCAGGTGAATCCGCATGAGCACCATCATCATGACTGCCTGCTGGCCGCTGCAGAGCATGTCGCCTGCGCAGAAGGCCGTCCTGATCTCCCTGGCCGATAACGCCAACGACGAGGGAGTGTGCTGGCCGTCTGTTTCCCGCATTTGCGAGCGCACTTGCCTATCCGAACGCGCCGTTCGAAATGCTCTGCGCTGGTTGGAAGAGGTCAAGCTGCTGACCAGCCATCAGCGCAATGGTCGCTCGACCTGGTACACCGTGACCCCGGCATCTTATGCCCCCGGCAGCAAATGCCCCCCGGCACCAGATGCCCCACCACCCCGGCACGACGTGCCCCCCACCCCGGCACCAGATGCCCCCAGAACCGTAAAGGAACCGTCAATTGAACCGTCAAAGGATGCTTGCGTATCTGCAGACCCGTCTCGGCGGAAACGTCCCTGCCCGGTGCAGGCGATTGTCGACCTGTTCAACGAGATGCTTCCCGAGCTGCCGGCCGTTGTCCTGATCAACAAGGGCCGCAAGGCCAGCGTGAAGGCCAGGTGGGATGAGAGTGAGGTTCACCAGGATCTCGGCTTCTGGCGCGAGTTCTTCGAGTCGGTGCACAACAGCGATTTCCTGATGGGCAGAACCCAAGGCCGCAATGGCGGCAAGCCTTTCCGTGCTTCGTTCGATTGGCTGATCGCTGCCTCCAACTTCGTCAAGGTGGTGGAGGGTAATTACCATGCGTGAGCCCTACAGCATCGAAGCCGAGCATGGCGTTCTGGGCGCCATGATGCTGCGCCCCGACCTGATCGACGTCCTGAGCGACGGGCTGACCCCGGCGGATTTCTACTTCGAGGACAACGCCGCCGTGTACCGGGCGATCCTCGACCTGCATCAGGCCGGGAAGGGCGTCGACTTCATGACCGTCGGCGAGCACATCGGCATCCTGAGCGACGGCACCCGCGGTCTCGGCTATGCCGGGGACATCGTCCGGAATACCCCGAGCGCTGCCAACGCCGCGACCTACGCGCAGATCGTCAAGGATCGCTCCACTGGACGCGCCCTGATGCAGGCCGCCGAGCGGATCCACGAGATTGCCACCGGTGAGCAGGAGACCGCCGACAAGATCGCTGCTGTGCAGGCTGAGGCCATGTCCCTGGACAACGGCGGCACGGCCGATGACGTGGTGATGGCTGGCGACGTGATCACTACCCAGGTCGACGTCTGGGAGGAGCGTTCCGACCGGTTCGACCGCGGAGAGACGCTGCTGGGCCTGTCCACCGGCTTGACTGACCTCGACGCGAAGCTGGGCGGCCTGCAGCCTGATCAGCTGATCATCGTCGCCGGCCGCCCGGCCATGGGTAAGACCACCCTGGCTATGGGCTTTGCGGCGGATGCGGCAATCCGCCAGGACAAGTCGGTGCTCGTGTTCAGCCTGGAAATGAACAAGGGCCAGCTGATCGACCGTCTGACTGCCGCCGAGGGGCGTATCCCGCTCTCCTTGGTGAAGAACGGACGCGCGGCGGCCGAGGGCTACGGCGCCCAGCTCGCCCATGCTGCATCGGCTGTGAAGAACTCCCGGCTTGCCCTATCCGAACGCTCCGGCATGAGCATGAACCGGATCCGCTCCATTGCTCGGCGCCATAAGCATCGGCATGGCCTGGATCTGATCGTCATCGACTACCTGCAGCTGCTGGAAGGGGATACCAAGGCGGACAACCGTACGGGAGAGGTCAGCGACATGACCCGCAAGGCGAAGCTGCTAGCTCGTGAGCTGCAGGTTCCCGTCGTGATGCTGAGCCAGCTATCCCGTCAGTGCGAGCAGCGCCCAAACAAGCGCCCCATTCCGGCCGACCTGCGCGAATCAGGCTCCATCGAGCAGGACGCCGATGTGATTCTGTTCGTGTACCGCGACGAGGTGTACCACGAGCACAGCGAGTTCAAGGGCATCGCCGAAATCATCATCGGCAAGGGCCGGGATGTGGAGACCGGAACCGCCCGCGCCGCCTTCCTGGGCCAGTTCAACCGATTCGAGAACCTGGCCGCCGGCTGGCGCGAGCCGGAAGAACAGCCGGCCAAGGTGGCCAGCCTGGCTAGCCGCTATGCGAAGGGAGGGCGGGGATGATCTTTCGCCAAATCACCGCGCGCCATATTCGTGAGCCGCTTACCCAGGTGCTCAAGCATTTGCGCAGCAAGCCAGAAGCATTCCAAAACCGAGCTCGCTTCGATGAGCTGATCGAGACGATTCGCCCCAAGCGTGAAGAGGAAGATGGTCATCAGGAGATAACCCATGAGTAACCAATTCAAGCCGGGCAATCTGGCGCTGATCATTAAGCACCGCTTTCCTCCGGCAGTAGGCCGCTGTGTCGAGTTGGTGAGATTCGTACTTGTGAAGTTAAACCGTGAAAACCGCGCTGCTCCTTATGCATACGAAGATCCCAATGGTGAGCCGGCCTGGGTTGTAACTGGAACAAACGATGTTCCCAAGGGGGCAATCTGCCTTGAAAGGCATCTCATACCCCTCCGCGGTGACTTCCAGCCCGAGCAGCAGAAGAGCAGGGAGGTGGAGCATGGCTGATTGGAGCGAGCTGAAGCGGCTGATCGATCGGCTGAAAAGCCTTGAGGTCGGCGACTCTGCTGAAGGCGACACCTGGGAGGCTGCGCTGGAGGAGTATGAGGATTTCCTCGAAAGGGTCGGCTGGGATAGCCAGACCGCCATCCTGATCCTGATTTCCGAGAACGAGCGGCTGCAGTCCGAGCGCGATGCCATCGCCAAATCCCAACGATACGGGCAGGACACTGTGGCAATTACCGTCGAGCGCGACCAGCTCCGTGCCGAGGTCGAGGCGCTGCGGAGGGATGCGGAGCGGTATCGGTGGCTGCGCTCTGTAGAAAACGACGTAGCGATAACCTTCGGCGCCCATGCTTGGGAGGATCTGTCGGACGAGTACATGGACGCAGCCATCGATGCCGCCATTGGCGATGGAGGGCGTACAGATGGCTGAGCTCGCCCTGATCCGAACCGCCAATGGCCTAGTGCCGGCCACCGAAGCTGACCGTGAGGCCGTGCAGAAGTGGCGCGCCGGCCAGGTGATCCACGGAAAGTTCACCAAGATGCGCAACGCCAAGTTCCACGGGAAGTTTTTCGCCATGCTCGACCTGGCCTGGGAGTACTGGGAGCCGAAGGGTGGCCTGGTGCCGCGGCAGGAGATGCGTGGCATTCACGGCCTGGCCCGCTTCCTCGAGCAAGCCACTGGCCGCGAGCCCGGAATGCTGCAGGCCGGCGTGGATGCATACGTCGCCAAGCTGGAGCGCGATCGTGCCGAGCGATTCCCGGCGGTGGACAAGAGCCGCGAGGCATTCCGCGAGTGGGTGACGATCGAGGCCGGGCACTTCGAGCTGGTGTACACCCCGGAGGGGGTCAAGAAGCGCGCCAAGTCGATCAGCTGGGCAAGCATGGACGACACTGCTTTCGAGCCGCTGTATCGGGATGTGTTCAACGCCTGCTGGCGCCTGGTGCTTTCGGCGCACTTCGAGACGGAAGCCGATGCGATGGCTGCGGCTGATCAACTGGGGACATTCGCACGAGGGTTGTCTCCAAGAAGCTCCGCGACAGCGCCCGAGGCCAGGAATGCACAGTTCGCCTGCCCGGCATTTGCAACTGGAACCCGGAGACAACCGTTCTCGCCCACTTGCCATGCGGCCAGAAGGGGATCGGCATGAAGGGCCTGGATACCGTGGCGGTATATGCCTGCAGCGCCTGTCACGACGCCATCGACGGACGCTCATCGGCGGAAATCGACTGGCGCGACATGCTCCGGTCCATCGCTGAGACTCATCGGTCCCTGATCGGGTCCGGAATTATGACCATCAAGGGGGCCGCATGAGCCTGATCAAGCACTTCGAGCGCAACACCGCCGGCCGGGACTTCGCTGTCGGCGATATTCACGGTTGTTTCTCCAGGCTCCAGAAGGCTCTAGACGCTGCCGGCTTCGATCTGCATCACGACCGCCTGTTCTCGGTCGGCGACCTGGTGGACCGTGGACCTGAGAGCGAGCAGGCCGTCGAGTGGCTGGCGATGCCCTGGTTCCATGCCGTGCGCGGCAATCATGAGCAGATGACGATCGACGCCCAGCGGGCGGCGGAGACGGACCTGCACCTCATCAACGGCGGCGTCTGGTTCTACGGGCTGCCGTCCTGGGAGCGTACCGCCATCGCCGACACGCTGGCCGAGTTGCCGGTGGCCATCGAGGTCGAGACGGCTGCCGGCCTGGTTGGCCTGGTGCATGCCGATTGCCCGTTTCCATCGTGGCGCCATTTGCAGCTTGCCCTGGACGGTACGGCCGAGATCAGCAACAAGGATCTGAAGCTCGTCAAGAACACCTGCATGTGGTCGCGCGGCCGCATCGAGCAGGGCGATACGGACGGCGTGCAGGGCGTTCGCGCCATGGTTGTCGGCCATACGCCGGTCCGTCAGCCGGCCGTGCTGGGCAACGTCTGGCATATCGACACTGGCGGCTGGCTGAAAGACGGGCATTTCACCCTGCTCAACCTGGCGACGCTGGAGTGCATCCCGCCGATCAATCCGAAGATGCACTGGGACTGGGAGGACGCATGACTGGGGGTATGTGCGGCAATGCATGGCTCGAACGTGGCGACCCTTGGGCCCTCGACTGCCAAGGAAGCTGCTGCGGTGAATGCGGATCGGATCGCCTGCCTGATCCGCTGGGAGTGCCGGGCGCTGCAGGGGCGGGAGAGGCAGATAAAGGCGCAGGAATGGCTTGCGAAGCTATCGCCGGAAGTGGCGCAGATGGTGCGCGAGGCGCTGGCGAGGAGGGCGGGGAGTGATCGAGCTTGAATTGCCATTCCCGCCGAGTGCGAACGCTTACTACCGGCACCCGAATAAAGGAGCGCTGGCCGGCAGGCATTTGATCAGCGCCGAGGGCCGGGCCTATCGGCAGGAGATCATCTGGCGGGTGCGCCCGCTGGGCATCAGCTTCGCCGGCAGGCTGGCGGTCACGCTGCTGTGCCACATGCCGGATCGGCGCCGGCGCGACCTGGGGAATATCGAGAAGGCGCTATGCGATGCGCTGACCCATGCCGGGCTGTGGGGAGACGACAGCCAGATCGATGACTTACGGATCGTGCGCGGGCCGGTCGTGAAGGGCGGAAAGGTTACTGTGAAGGTTGGGGAGATAGCGGCATGAAATTTAGCAGTGCACGCCAGCTTTGGCACGACGCCTACTACCAGCGCCACGAGTCGACCACGGCATACGCCCTGGAAGTCGGGATGCTGCAGGCAAGCATTCAGAAGACCAACCGGGACCGGCGCACGGAGGTGGCGATCGATCAGGCGCTGGCAGGGATGGTGCAGAGCGCTATCAGCACCCTTCCAGCAACGCTGCAATGCTTCGGGCACTGGATGTACTCGCCGCTGGCCGATGACGATCATCGGGAGATCGCCGAAGAGCTGGTCTACGCCATCGCTCGCAGTAAGGTAGAGCGGATGACCGCGGCTAAGAGCGAGCGGGCCCGGTATGTCGCCATGGGTGTGCTGTACCGCTATCGCCGGCAACACCAGGGCGGACAAGGCGCGGCGCCCGATCCGCTGCCGACGCCGGAGGCATTCCGCGGGTGGCTGGAAATGACCTATGGAGTCCGCATCGATTCACGCAACTGGGCTCGTGAGTGGGAGGAGTTCATTGAGCGCTGCCTTGATGCGTGCAATGACCTGGACAGGAAGGCATTGCAGCCAGTATCGATACTGCTGAGTGAAATGAAGGAGGCAGCATAATGTGACGTGATAACGTTGCTTTATTGTGCGGCTAGGAGTAGAGTTTCTCCATCCTGTCATTGCTCGCCCCGAGCAAATTCAGACTGTTGCGTGGTAGAGCAGAGGCCAGCTCATCAGGCTCATAACCTGAAGGTCGTAGGTTCGAATCCTCCCCTCGCATCCAATTCAGAAGCCCCGATTCGGTCATCTGGTCGGGGCTTTTTCATGCGCCACGTTTTTTCCTATGCAGGAATCGTGGCAGCACGCTAACTGCTGCTTCAGACATCCGGCAGCTCCGAGCTGTCCGCCTGTCGGCAGGGGGGCGGATCAGGCTGCTTCGATGGTGACCGCCAGGCGCTTGCCGAGCGCGGTTAGGGCTTGCTCAATCTGCTCCATCTTTGAGGTGTGCAGGAAATCCACCAGGCGGTCGACCGCCACGGGCTTGGCGTTCAGCAGTCTGCATAGATCGGCCTTGCGCATGCCGCGCTCCATCATGGTGTTCCACAAGGCGATCTTGGCCACGGTTACTGCTGGAAGGTGGACAACGCGTTCGCCGGGTTGCGGGGCGGATGCTTCCGGGATCGGTCGGCGCTGGTCCACGTAGATGGACAGGGTCGACTCAATGGCATCCACGGCCTCGTACATGGCGTGTTCTTCGTTGTCACCGTAGCTGTTCAGCTCTGGTAGGTCGCGACAGAACACGGATAGCCCGGGCGAGTCATCGGACTCAAATCGAATCGCATAGTCGTACATGGTCACTCCTCGGAGGGTGATGTTCTGCTCAGGCGAGGGGGCTCTTAGAGCCCCAGTTGCTTGATGATCGCCTTGCGGGTCGGTTCCGGCATTTCCTTGGCTCCGTGGTCCGCGAAGACCGTTGTCTTGCCGTTCGGGGCGGTGACCTTGAAGTGGCTGCCCTTGGCAGGTTCGAAGGTTGCCCCTTGGGCCTTAAGCCATCGCCTGAATTCGCTGAACTTCATCACCCCATCTCGTTGCTGTTGATGGGTTCATTATACAACATTTCTGTTGTCATGCAACACTTGTGTTGTTTTTCTTGGCCCCTCGCTCCTTTGCTCCCCAGCGGGCTGCGATGTGGGCCACCTATCCGCCCGAGAGGGCTATCGAGTATGCAGACCATGGCAGAACCAGCCTCGACCGCCGCCGGCGCGGTGCTTGCGAAGTACGGCGTCGCCATAGCTGGGTTCGCCGGCTCCATCCTGTCGCTGTCGTTCCTGCGTGGACTGAACCGCAAGCAGGCCTCTGCCGCTGTGCTGACCGGGTTCCTGTCGTCGGTATTTACCACCCAGCTCGTGGTCGCGTACTTCGGCCTACCGGGGGATACCGAATCCAAGAATGGAGTGGCGTTCCTGATCGGCCTGCTGGCAATGAACATCATCCCCGCCATCAAGGCCGCAGCGGAGCGCCTGCTGGAAACGCGAGGCGCCTGATCATGGTGACATCCATCCTTATGGGCCTGGATGGCGTGCTGTGCAGTCTCGTGGTCCTGGCCGCATTGGAGTTTCTGCGCTCCGTCCACCTGTTCGAGCATCCGGCCCTGAGCGTTTCGTTCTACCTGGTGGCCATCGGCGCCTTCGGTCTGCTGGTGGAGATGGCGCAGGGCTACGTGCCGTCTCCCTGGCCCGTCCTGCTGCATCTCGGCGTCGTGACCTGCCTGTGGTCGCATCGGCGCGAGATATTCCGCCGGTCCTGGCACTGGGGAGAGCAACCGTGAATTTAAAATCCCTTATCCCGTCATGGCTGTTCCGCCATGACCCACAACCCGAGGAAGTACCTATGAACGATACCGTTCAAGCCGTAGAACAGAGCCCTATCGAGGCAGCGCAGGAAACTGCTGTCGCACAGGCGCCTGCTATTGCTCAAGTCGACAAGATCGACACCTTTGCCGAGAAGCTCCGCCACCTGCTGAACCTGGCCGAGGTCGAGGTTGAGCATCTGTGGGATGAGGCCGTGGCGCTGGCCAAGAAGCTGGTGTGATGCAGTAAGGAGACGGCCTGTTCCGCATGCAAGAGGCGGATAGCCTGAAAATCTGGAGTTCCTGATATGAGTTTGACGCCAAAGCAGGAAGCCTTCTGCCTGGCGTACCTCGAAACCGGGAACGCCAGCGAGGCTTACCGGCGCGCATACAGCGCGGAGAAGATGAAGCCCGAGAGCATTGCTGTGGCTGCAAGTCGCATGCTGAGTAACGCTAAGGTCGCGCTAAGGCTTTCAGGATTGAGGGAAAGGTCGGAAACGGCCGCTGTGATGGGGCGCCAGGAGGCGCTAGAGCGGCTTTCCATGATGGCTCGTACCAGCCTGTCCGATCTGGTCGAGTTCGGATCGCATGAGCTTGGAGAGGACGAGAACGGCAATCCGATCATCCAATCAGCCTGGAAGATCAAGGATTCAGTCCTGCAAGACCCCAAGCAGCTGGCGATCATCTCCGAGCTGGCCGCATCGAAAGACGGAATCAAGATAAAGACCCACTCACCGCTGCAGGCCATCCAGCAGCTGGCGAAGATGCAGGGATGGGATCGGCCAGACCTTGAGCTCGATCTTGAGGCCAAGCGCCTGGCGAATGAGAGAGCGCGCAAGGAGCTGCAGGGGCCAGGCGCTGGCGAGTCGTTGGTGAGCGTCCTCTCTGAACTGATATCGAAGCTGCCAGGATGAGTACAGGGAACCTACTACTCGATAGACAGCTCGCCCGCTGGTACAAGCTCAAGGACCACCCAGTACAGCTGGCGCTCATTGCGGCCGTGCCGAATGGCATTCGTTTCCCCCTAGTACCTGCTGGGCGCCGGAGCGGGAAGACGGAGCGGTTCAAGCGGTTCCTGGTACATCAGGCCTCTGCGGTTCCAGGCATCTACTTCGCGGCCGCTCCAACGCATGACCAAGCGAAGAAAATCTTCTGGGATGACCTAAAGGCATTCACGCTGTCCTGCGTGCATCCGAAAAGACCGAGCGAGTCCGACCGGATCATTTACCTGCCCAGCGGCAGCGAGATCCACGTCATCGGCCTGGACAAGCCGCAGCGGATCGAGGGTATCCCGTGGACGGGCGGCGGCATCGACGAGTTCGCCGACATCAAGCCGGATGCCTGGGAGGCGAACATCCTGCCGGCGCTGAACACGGTCAACCCAACGCGCCCTGACTATCGGGCGTGGTGCTGGCTGCTGGGCGTGCCGGACGGCCTGAACCACTACTACGACCTGTGCATGCAGGCCGAAAGTGGCAAAGACCCGAACTTCAAGGTGTTCCACTGGAAGTCCGCCGAGATCCTGCCGCCTGACGTGATGGCCGCCATGAAGCGTGCCATGTCGGCCAAGCAGTTCAAGCAGGAGTTCGAGGCCTCGTTCGAGACGGCATCCGGCCGGATATACGAGGACTACAGCAAGGACAACCACACCAGCGCCAGCATCGAGCCGCACGAACAGCTGCTGTGGATGCATGACCAGAACTTCACCCCGCTGTCATCAGCTGTCGGGGTCCGTCGCGGCGATGATCTGTACCTGCTGGACGAGATCGTGCTCACGAGCGCCGTCTCGAAGCAGTCCGCCTTGGAGTTCGTGGAGAAATTCAAGGGCCACCAGAACAAGCACGTCCTCATCTACGGCGACCCTGCGGGGCAGGCCGGTGAGAAGCATGGGCACGCCTCGGACTACTCCGATATCGAGGGGGTGCTGCGCGCCAATGGCTGGAGCTACACCCGCAAGGTGAAGCCGGCACATCCGGCGATCAAGGATCGCCAGAACGCGGTTCGCGCCAAGATCCGTACCGCTGACGGCCACCGCAGCCTGTTCGTCAACCCGGCCACCGCGCCCTGGTGCGACAAGGGCCTGGCAACAGTGCAGCTGCAGGAGGGGTCGACCTTTCAGGAAGACCAGAAGAACAAGTACCAGCACATCACAACTGCCATCGGCTACTGCGTCGAGGCGATCTGGCCATGCGCCGGACGCTACACCCTCCAGAACATCATCTGAGACAGAAAGCATGGGCGTTATCCACTACATGGCCGACAAGCTGGTCAACCTCGTGGCCAATCTTGGCACCGAGCGCGACAAGGCCTCCGGCTCGGCCTATGCCCCAGTGCTCCTGACCGACGAGCAACTGATCAACGCCTATCGCGGCGCTTGGCTACCGCGCAAGATCGTCGACATCCCGGCCATGGACGCCTGCCGAAAATGGCGGGCCTGGCAGGCCGATGCCGAACAGATCGGCCTGATCGAAGCCGAGGAGAAACGGCTCTGCGTCAAGGCCAGGATACTCGAAGCACTGACCAAGGCTCGCCTGTTCGGCGGCGCGGCAGTGTTCATTGGCACCGGCGAGACTGACCCAAGCAGGCCGCTGGCGGTTGAGCGCATCGGCGCCGGGGGAATCCGCTACCTGACCGTAATGACCCGGCGGCAGCTATCCGCCACTGAGCTGGAGCAGGATCCGCAGTCGCCTCGCTATGGCAGGCCCAGGGCATACCGCATGCATGGTTCTGCCGTGGAGATTCATCCGTCTCGCCTGGTCGAGTTCGTCGGCGCGCCTTTCCCGGATCATGAGCAGGCCTGCGGCGCCGGATTCGGCTGGGGCGACTCGGTGCTGACGGCGATCATGGAGGCCGTCAAGCATGCCGATGCAACCGTGGCCAACGTCGCCAGCCTGGTATTCGAGGCCAAGGTGGACGTGATCCGCGTCCCCTACCTGATGCAGAACCTGCAGGACAAGGCCTACGAGAAGCTGCTGCTGGAGCGCTTCCGTCTGGCCTCCATCGCCAAGGGTATCAATGGCACGCTGCTGCTCGACAAGGACGAAGAGTACGAGAGCAAGACCGCCAACTTCAGCACCCTTCCCGACATTCTCGACCGATTTTTGCAGGTCGTTGCCGGGGCGGCCGACATCCCTGTGACTCGCCTACTCGGCCAGGCGCCGGCCGGGATGAGCGCTACCGGGGAGAGCGACACCCGCAACTACTACGACCGTATTCAGTCGCTGCAGGAGCTGGAGATCGCGCCGGCCATGGCCATGCTGGACGAGTGCCTGATCCGCTCGGCGCTGGGTGGTCGTCCTGAGCCGATCCACTACGTATGGCACAGCCTCTGGCAGTCAACGGCGACTGAGCGGGCAACCATCGGAAAGACCACCGCCGACACGATCAAGACGCTCAAGGATTCCAAGTTGTTCCCTGACGACGCGCTGAGTGAGGCAGCGGTGACGCTGCTGGTCGAGAACAGCGTGGTCCCCGGCCTGGACGCGGCCATCGAGAAGTACGGCTCCGCGCTATCTGAGGTGGAGCAGGGAGATCCTACCGATCAGGGATCTACGAGTGGCGCAACGACCAACATTGGTGATGCCGCCCCGCGGCCGCTCTATGTGCAGCGAAAGGTGCTCAACGGAGACGAAATCCTGGCCTGGGCTAAGGCGCAGGGGTTTGAGAAGACGGTTCAGGCAGATGAGCTGCACGTCACCATCGCTTACAGCAGGCAGGCGCTGGACTGGATGAAGGTCGGAAATGACTGGGGTGGTAAGCAGGATGGAACGCTCACGGTAGCGCCCGGTGGCGCTCGCCTGGTAGAGCCGCTTGGTGATGAAGGCGCCGTAGTGCTGTTGTTCAACAGCTCCGAACTGTCCTGGCGTCATGTGCAAATCATAGAGGCTGGAGCGTCCTGGGACTTCGAGGAATACCAGCCACACATCACCATCACCTATGAGCCTAGGTCGATTGATCTGAGCCGGGTAGACCCGTATCGCGGCCGCATCGAGCTGGGTCCCGAAATATTCGAGGACCTGGACCCGGCCAAATAGCCGGCCTTCAGCCGAGGAACACAAATGCTTCTTCATGATTCCGTAACGGTCTCCGGTACGCGCCGGACGACTGACGGCTACCTCGTGGCCGATGCTCGGGTGGCAAGCGTTGGCATTCAGGAATACCTGGGTTCCGAACTGGACAAGCCGGACATACCGATCATCCGCGTCTACCGACCGCCGGAGTCGGTGTTCGCCCAGGATGCCATGCGCTCCTACGCCTATCGGCCGATGACCAATGACCATCCTCCCGAAACGGTCACCGCCCAGAACTGGAAGGACGTTGCCATTGGCCAGACCGGCGGCGAAGTGGTGCGCGACGGCGAGTTCGTCCGCGTGCCGCTGGTGCTGATGGACGCCTCCGCTATCGCCGACTACGAGGCAGGCAAGCGCGAGCTGTCCATGGGCTACTCCGCCGAGGTGATCTTCGAGGATGGCGTGACCCCGGACGGTCAGCCCTACGACGCTAGGCTCGGACCGATGCTCATGAATCACCTCGCCCTGGTCGACCGCGCGCGCGGCGGCCCGCAACTGCGCATAGGCGACAACCAGAATCCCAACACCATAGGAGGCCATCACATGGCTGACGCACTACGCAAGGTCATCGTTGATGGCCTCACCATCGACACCACTGAACAGGGCGCCCAGGCCATCGAGAAGCTGACCAAGCAGCTCAGCGATGCCGAAGCGAGTAAGCAAGCACTGAAAGATGCTCATGCCGTTGCCCTGGCCGCCAAGGACGCCGAGCTGGCGAAGAAGGACGCCGAACTCGATGGCCTCAAGGCAAAGCAACTGAGCGATGCCCAGATCGACGACCGTGTTCAGGCGCGTGCCGACCTGATCGCTAAAGCTAAGACCATCGCTGACGCCGATTACACCGGTAAGTCCGACACTGAGATCCGCAAGGCCGCCGTAGTCGCCAAGTTGGGCGATTCCGCGATCCAGGGTAAGCCGGAGGCCTACGTCGAGGCCCGTTTCGATCTGCTGCTGGAAGATTCCGTGAAAGATCCGGTGCGCCAGCATCTGCAGGCTCGCGACAGCCAGCCGAACACCAACGACAACGGCCAATCGGCCTACGCGCAACGCATCGCTGACGCATGGAAAGGGGGTAGCAAGTAATGGCCGTTCAGAGCACCTATTCCGAGAACATCCGCGCCGCCGTCCCCGGCCAACTGGTGGACACGATCCCGAAAACCCTACTCTCGCGCACCGTTGAGGACGCGGGCGGCCTGGCCTTCGGCATCCCGGTCGCGCAGGGCGCCGCCGACAAGGGTATCCGCGCCTTCACCACCAGCGACACCGCCGCCGATTTCGTCGGCATCACCGTGCGCGAGCGCTCCGTGGCGGCTGAGGCCGACCAATTCAAGCAGTACGACTCTGCCCGCGTGCTGACCCAAGGCGCCATCTGGGTGCTGGCCTCGGTGGCAGTCGCCGTCGGCGATCCGGTCTATGTCGTGCCAGCCACCGGGCTGTTCACCAACGTCGCGACCGGCAACGTGCAACTGCCGAATGCCCGCTTCGACACCAGCACCACCGCCATCAATCAACTCGCACAAGTCCGCCTGGGCTAAGGAAGCATCATGACGTTCAAACTGCTCGACGCTCAGGCCGCACTCGGCTTCGTCGTCTCCCAGACCTCGTTCATCGAGCGCCAGGTCAACGAGACCGTCTACCCGGATATCCAGTACCCGTCGCTGATCCCGGTCGACACCTCCGCCTCGCCCTGGGCCAAGACCGTGACCTATTACTCCTCCGACCAGTTCGGCAAGGCCGACTGGATCAACGGCAACGCCGATGACATCCCCATGGCGGGAACCGAGCTGGCTAAGCACGAAACCGGCGTATACACCGCAGGCATCGGCTACGGCTACGGCCTGGAGGAGATCAGCCAGGCGCAGATGCTGGGCATCAACCTGCCGGCAGCCGATGCCATGGCCGCCCGCCGCGCCTACGAGGAGATGGTTGACCGCGTTGCCCTGCTGGGCGACAGTTCCAAGGGCTTCTATGGCCTGGTCAATGCCCCGAGCGTCACCGCCGGCTCCGCGACCACTGGCGACTGGGCCACCGCTACCCCGGCGCAGATCCTCGCCGACGTCAACGGCGCGCTGATCAGCCAGGCGACCGGAACCCTGTTCACCGCGATGGCCAATACCATCGTGATGCCCTACGAGAAATACCTGCTCCTCGCCACCCGCATGGTCAGCGACACCTCCTCGGTGTCGATTCTAAACTGGCTGCTGGCCAACAACGCCTACACCGCACAGACCGGACAACCGCTGCTGATTCGCGGCATGCGCGGGCTGAACACCGCCGGCGCCGGCGGCACGGCACGTCTGGTTTCCTACCGCCGTGACCCGAACGTGCTGAAGCTGCATATTCCGATGGTCCACCGCTTCCTGCCGGCCTATCAAGCGAGTCCGCTGCGCTGGGAAATCCCTGGCATCTTCCGTCTGGGCGGCCTGGATATCCGTCGGCCGAAGGAAGTTCTCTACGTCGATGGCATCTAAGGAAGCCTCATGGCCAAGATCAAGAACAACGGCGCCATCACGCCGATCGCCATCGGCTTCGTCCATATCGCCCCCGGCGAGACGGTCGAGGTAGCGGACTGGGATCGGCTGAAAGCCCTTCCGGTCATCCGGCACTACCTGGACAGCAAGGTACTGGAGGTGGTTCCGGCCTCCAAGGCTAAGGACGAGTCGAAGTAACAACCAGGGCGCTACGGCGCCCACTCATTCGAGGTGAACGATGCCTGACTTTTACGGAACTCTGGCTGGCGCCGAAAGCTATCACGCCGACCGGGGCAATACGGCTTGGACCGGCAGTGATATCGTCAAGCAGGCCGCACTGGTTCGGGCATCGGCATATATCGACGGGCGCTACCGCCTGCGCTGGCCATCTGGCCGCTGGGTCTCGCAGTTCCCCGGCGTCAAGGCCGGCGGACGCGCCCAGCAGCTGGAATGGCCGCGCAGCGGAGCCATCGACTACGAGTACCAGCCGATTCCAGCCGATACCGTACCGGACGAGGTGGAGCGGGCAACCTACGAGGCGGCGCTGCGCGAGCTTGTCGTACCGGGCAGCCTGAGCCCCGACTACAGTCCATCCTCGCTGATCAAGAGCGAAACGGTTGGTCCGGTGAAGACCGACTATGCCGTGGCCGAGGCAAGCGCCGGCGATAGCCCGCCCAATCGCCCGGTGATTCCGGCCATCGATGAGATCCTGGCGCCGGTGCTGACCACCCGCGCCTATGCACCGGGAGTGCTAGTGGTATGACCGAGTCGGATATCCTCGCGGCACTGGAGAATCTTGAGCCCGCAGCCATGCAGGCCTTCCTCGACGCGGTACGCGCCCTGGTGGATGCCGCAACCCTCAGCGATATCGAAGCGCTGATTGCAGAGGGTAATGTCAATGGCGTGGTTGATGCAGTTGGGTCGTTACCGACCGCCGCCCTGGCCGAAGTGCTGCGCGGATCATTCATTGCCGGTGGCCGCTCGGTCATTGTGCGCATTGCTCCGGCTGGACGTCCGGTCGAGTTCGACGCCGGTACGCCGGAGGCGCAGGCAGTGCTCAACGAGTCGGCCGGCCAGCTGAAAGCCACCGTTGCTCGGGAGCAGGCCGAGGCGGTGCGCGCCACCATTGCCGCCGGCATCAATCGCGGCCAGTCGCCCCGTGAGACGGCGCTGGACGTGATCGGCCGCGTCAGTCCGCAGACCGGCCAGCGTATCGGCGGGGTGATTGGACTGGCCGAGCCGGATGCTCGCGCCGTGAGCAAGGCCGTGGACCAGCTGATGAGCGGCGAGACGGCGCTGCTGCGCCAGTACCTGACCCGCAAGGACCGCGATCCGCGCCTGGATGGCATCGTGCATTCAGCCCTGGCAGCCGGACGGGCGGTGAGCTCGATGGACGCCAAGCGCATCGCTACGGCCTATGCCGAGCGCAAGCTGCAGGCGCGGGCCGATCTACTGAGCCGAAAGGAAACGCTCAAGGCCTACAACGCTGGCTGGCATCAGCTCTACGTTCAGCAGAGCCAGCAGGCTGTAGCACCGGCCAGCATCACCAAGGCCTGGCGCAGCAAGGGCGATCTGCGGGTCCGCCACACGCATGCCGCCCTGAACGGAAAGCGCATTCCATTCGATCAGCTATTCCAGTCACCCAGCGGCGCACAGCTCCTATACCCCGGCGACGACACCCATGGCGCCGGCCTGAACGAGCTGGCCGGCTGCCGCTGCACGCTGTCCTACCGAGTGAAATGGGAATGACCGATATCTATGACCGCGCCAAGCGCACGGCATCCCGCCTACTGGCTCCGCGTAGCCGGGGCGGAAAGGGGCTGGAGATGACGCTGCGGCGCACGACGACGGGCGCCTATGACCCGGCCACAGGCGGCGTAAGCGTCACCACCGTCGACTATTCCGGATCGGCCTTCCGCGACAGCTACAGCCGGGCAGAGATCGACGGGACGCTGATCCGTGCTGATGATGCGAAGCTGCTGCTCTCGCCCATCCAGCTCGACGGAACTGACCTTCCTTCGCCTGAGCAGCATGACCGAATTATCTTCGACGGCAACGAGTACAGCATCGTGACTGTGCGCCCGTGGAACTACGCTGGCCTGGCGGTCGGCTTCGAAGTGCAGGCGAGGAAATAGCATGGCCAACCAGTTCAGCGGCTCGTTCTCCGAGCAGATTGGCGGATTCGCCGAAGCGGCGCTGGATGCCATTCGCCAGACGATTCAGGATGTGCTGATCATCGTTGGTGAGACCGTCATCAACCTCACACCAGTAGATACTGGGCGAGCCAAGGCCAACTGGCAGTTCTCCATCGGAGAGCCTATCCATAGCAGCCTGGACCGGTTCGACAAGACGGGCGATGACACGATTGCCGAACTCATCAGCCGGGTAAATGCGATGGAGCCCGGCCAGGTCGCCTATCTGGTCAACAACCTGATCTATGCCCCTGTTCTGGAATACGGCCTGTACCCGCCGCCGCAGAAGGAGCCAACCAAGGTCACGCCAGCCGGCTACAGCAAGAAGGCGCCGGCCGGAATGGTCCGCATAACCCTGGCGCAGTTTCAGAGATTCGTCGCCGAGGCCGCTGCTAGGAACAGGGTATGACACAGAGATTGATTCGCAGCCTATACGAGCAGCGGCTTTCCGCATTTGCTGCCGCTCGATCGATTCAGGTGGCGTGGAATAACGTAGGTTTCACCCCTCCAGCAGGAGAGATATACCTAGGGGTAGACCTGCTGCCGGCGCCTACAGAGGTACCGGACCTGGCAGGAGAGCACCTTGTTTATCGCGGGGTGTTCCAGATCAGCATCGTCGCGCCGAGCGGGCAGGGCAGCGGTGCTGCGGAGCAGTTGGTCGAGGATGTGGCGGCCGAGTTCCCGGCCGACCTGCTGCTGACCTCCGGCGCTCTCTCCGTGATGATCGTCTCGCCCTGCAGCCAGGGCCCGGCGATTCAGGACGGTACGAGCTACATGGTCCCGGTCAGCTTCACCTATGAGGGCAGGACGCTATGAGAATTCCCCTGCCGAACGGCAGCCAGGTGTTCGTCTCCAGCGCCGTGGATGCCGTGACGCTCGCCCCGCCGGCGCCAGACGCCAGCAGTTGGGTGCCGATCCAGCGGGTCACGGACGGCATCAGCGCCTCGGGCGGCACCGAACGCTGGGCCCAGCATGCGCCGCTGGGGTCGTACCTGGACACCCGTCGGCCCAACGGGCGTGACCCGATCGACATGCAGATCAGCTACCAAGAGGCGCCCGACTCTGCCCACCACCAGCTCATCGCTGCCGGAAAGGCGACACGCGCTCCGCTCGGCTGGCGGATCAGGTTCCCGAATGGTGCGCAGATCCTGTTCTCCGGCTATGCCAGCGGCACGCTATTGCCGGTCATGAGCCGGAACAACCTGATGACCGTCACCGTGAGCATCGCCGTGATCGGCGAGCCGCAGCGCATCGCCGCCTAATCCAAACAACCCCAGAACCACCCACCAGCCCGCCTCGCGCGGGCTTTTTCGTTTGCACGAGGAAAACCCAATGGCTTCTCGCTTCCCGCTGCCGAACGGCGCCATCGTCGAGATCGCTACCGGCTTCGACGCCGCCGTCGCCTTCACCGCCCTGACCAATGCCAAGCCGCCGGAGGCTACGGCGACCGGCCACACCCTGACCAACGACAAAATCGTCCTGATCGACTCCGGCTGGTCGAAGATCACCGACCGCGCCGTCAAGATCGCCGGCGTCACCGTCGACAAATTTCAATTGGCCGGGCTCGATACCACCGACGCCAACCTCTACACCGCCGGGGCCGGCGTCGGCTCGGTCATCCCGGTGACCGCCTGGGCGCAGATTTCCAAGGTCAACGATTTCGCCACCTCCGGCGGTGACCAGCAGTTCGCGACCATCGGCTACCTGGAGGATGACGACGACCGCCAGATCCCGACCAACCGCAACCCGCTCACCCTGACCATCACCGTTGAGGACCAGCCGACCGCCGCCTATGTCGCTGCGGTCGAGGGCTACGACGAGAGCAAGGAGCTAGCCGTCATCCGCCTGAAGCTGCGCAACGGCGACCAGATCCTCTATCCCGGCTACGTGAGCATCACCAGCACGCCGACCACGTCGCGCAACAACCAGATGACCCGCACCATCAGCGTCGGCCTGTCCGGTCGCCCGATCCGCTATCTGGCCGCCTAACCCGCCCCGTTCCAAGGCCGCCCGACGCGGCCTCACCCCTTCGTAAATAGGAGCCAACCATGGCCAAGATTCGTATCGAGCAAGCCCCTACCTTCACCATCGACGTCGAGGTTCCGCGTGTCGGCGGAAAGCCGGCCAAGGTGCCGTTCACCTTCGCCTACAAGGATCGCAATGCGCTGAGCGCGTTTGCCGACGAGCAGATCCAGCACAGCAAGCAGTTCGCCGAGCAGGTCAAGGAGGATGGCGCGACAGTCCTTGACCTGACGGCCAAGACCATCGATTTCCAGGTTAAGCACCTCGCGGAAATCATCGTCGGCTGGGGCTTCGAGGACGAGCTGAACGAGCAGAGTATCCGCGCCCTGGTGTGTAGCGCCTCCTCGGTGCCGGACGCCATCCTCAAGGCCTATCAGGCCGCCTACGCGGACGCCCGCCTGGGAAACTGAGGGAGGTCGCCCGGTCCCTCTACGAAGGTCAGCCCAGTGATGCCGAGCTGGCCATGATCGGGCTGACCCGGGCCGATATCGAGAGCGACATTTCCGTCTGGGCGATCAACTGGCCGTCCCTGCAGGTGTTCAACGCGATGAGTACGCAGTGGCGCCAGGGATTCGGCGGCCCGACTGGGCTGGACTATGGCGTGCTGCCTGCGGTGATGGACTTGGCCGGGATCGAGCCAGAGCAGCGCACTGAGGTGTTTGCCGACGTGCGGGTCATGGAGCGGGAGGCGCTCCAGGCGATGGCGGACGGCCGTGATTGATACACCCACAAGCCATGCGCTCTGCCTGGCTTCCTATTTCTGAGCCCTGCCATTCGGCGGGGCTTTTCGTTTCTGCCGCAAGGCAACCAAAAACGCAGCCTAGGGCCGATCACCCGACCGGCAGGTGTTCGCTCATCCGCCTGCCTGGCTGCGCTCCTATTCAACTGATGGGCGAGGTAATGCCATGAGCA